AGTTACGATCTGAAGCTGGAATTTTAGCTTGATCAAGTTTAGTTTTAAGAGCAACAATATAAGAATAAATTGTAGTCTTAGAAACTTGCAACTTAGTAGCTGCTTCAAGAACATAAGCTGCGCCAGAGCCAATAGCTCCACCAGTATAAGCGCTTGTCTCATCATCACTATCATCTTCAATCACGATAGCAGTATTACTTGCACGACTCTTAACTCTGTACCATAGAGTATGACCAGCAGCTTTAAAGCCACGACCTACCATAGCATCAGTGAAAACAGTACTAGTACCAGCAACCGCACCAGTTGTAACAGTAATTTCTACTGTACCAGTAGCGTAATCAGTCCCAACTCTGTTACCAGCACCAACATCAGCATATAGACCTAGAACATAAGCGTCCACAGTTTCAGCTAAAGTTTTACCAGCAGTTTGAATTAGTTCTGAAGCAGGATCTCCAACATAAGAGATAAATTTCTGCCATGATTGGATTTTGAAGTAATAAGCTTTCTTTTGATCCAATAGCATTGTACCTTCACTCTCTTGTGGAGTGTCAGCAGTTAAAGCTGAACCTGAATAAGTTTTCAAGCTCAATGCGTCAAAAGTAATAACGTTTACTCTATCAGCGCCTCCTTGGGAAAGAGTTCCTTCCCATTCTTGGTTAGGAATTTGTTCTGTAACAGCGCTTTCGAAATATATCTTCAGAGTATTACGAGCAAATTTTTCACCGTAGTTTGTTCCAAAATCGGACATATAGGTTTTTATGTAGGCCTACCACGTCTCCTAGATTATACCTTTCTTAATTAAGTCAGAGTATTTTTTAGGATTAGTCTTCCTAATAGCTTCTACATCCTTATCAGATATTTTTGGAGTTGCCGGGGCATTGGCTCCGCCTGATCCGGTTTCTAAAGCTGGAGATCGATCTCTTCTTGGTTCTGGTGTCTTGTCATCAGCTAGTTCGTCAGCAAAGTCAGACTTAAACGCTTTAGCTAATATATCTGGAGACGCTCCCTTGTGGGATGGTTTCCTCATATAAGCTTCAAACTCATCTTTCTTTTTGACTAGCTCCGGGTGAGACTTGTAAACAGAGTTTAGTTCGTCTTTAGCCTTTGCTTTGTCTTGCTGGTCCATCAACATATTCTGAGTTCTCAGATTTAGTCTTTGGGTTTTTACGTTAGCTTTTGCAAGATCCCTTTCTCCGTCAGACATCATCTCCCAATTAGGGAAATCTTGTTTTAAGTCGTTTTCAGTAGGGTCTTCTACGTTAGTTAAATTATCTAATCTGTTTTCAAGATTCTTGTTCTTGCCAAGAATTACTTGATTTTCACGAGAAGAGTTCGCAAACTTTTCTCTGTAGTCAGGAGAATCAGGCTCCTGTTCCGGTTGTTTTTCAGTAGTTTCCGGAGTTTCTACTTCTGGAGCGTCCACTTCAGGGGTTTGCTCCTGTGTTTGTTCATTTTCCATGTTAAGCTTGCCGTCCTATTTCTAGGGTTTGGCAGTTAATAATAAATACAGGGGATTAAACTATACTTATTTTTTAGCTTTTGGCTCTACCTTTGGTTTCTCAAAACAAACTGCAAAAGTCTTTTGCTCATCTGCTGTAAGATATGCTTTTCTACTTGCAATGTGTTTTCTCTCAATGTCACCCATTCCTTCTGGGTCTCTTTGGATTAGGTCTTCTAATCTATTCCTCTCTGCGAGGTTTAGTCCTTCAAGATTCTTCATAATTTTAGTCTTTAATTTTAAATCTATTTTTTAATTCAGTTAATAGTCTGGTTTTGTTATCCGCTGGGGTTACTATAAAGGCTTCTAATAGGTCTATGTTCCTCATCCTGGCCTTTAGAAACAAATCTTTATCCTTAGAGTTCTTATAGCTAGATAATTGCTTAGAGATTGATAGTCTCTGATCTGCTATAAAGCGCCCTATGTCTTTTATTTCTATCTCTGGCGCTGATAATACAACGTCATATTCTTTAAAGGTTTCCTTTTCAGAGTGAGATAGTTCTTCATACTTTACCCCAAGCTTGTCCAATATTTTTTGGATCATTTTATTGTGTTGCCGGAGCTAACATCTGAGTTACTGAAGCAGTCGGTTGGGGTGCTGGCTGTTGTCCGGCCAGTGAAGGGTCTTGAACGACTTCTTGCCCTTGTGCGCCTTCATACATAGCCATAACTTCCTGCTCTTCCTCTGGTGTTATATCTAGCAAAGTTAATAACTTCTTCTTATATATTCCATCTAAAGCTTGGTTATTAGGCATTTGTGCCTTAACAGCTTCAAACTTTTTGACAGTTTCAAAGTTAGCTCTCTCTTGTTCGGCGCTTGACGTAACAATCACTTTATACCCTCCCTTACTTTTCAGTGAGCTAGGATCAATAGTCTTCTCATAGTATTCTCCCCTAGGACTTTTCTTGTGTAGTGTTACTGGATCAAGTTTATCTGTATTAGCTAATAGTAATTGACACCACTTGTCAGCTAGTTTTCTCCATGATGCTTTGTAGAACTTACTAGATGCTCCAATTCTTTCATTAGTATTGCTGGCCATTAGCTCGATCTCTCCTAAAGTCTTCTTGCTAGCGCTCCCCACTCCCTTTTCTGTAGGTGTTACTGCTGTAGCCTTCTCAGCTAGGCCTATAACAAAGCTAATCTCGTCTAGACTTTCAGATAATTCAGGTATATCAACCTTTTGGATAACATCACTAGGCTTTCCGTTTACTGGATACCATCCCCAAGGGACTGGCTTGAACGTCTCCGGTACAAAATCAGCGTTAGTACTATCGTAATAGTGCATTCCAAAGTTTCTAAGTGTTCTATTCTCTACCAACTGAGATACCCAAGAGTTAGCTACCTTGTTAATAGTCCTTACAACATCAGCTACTCCGTCAGAATAGAAGTCAGTTCTTTCTACATCATCAGCCCAAGACTCTAGTGGGAAGAAGTTAACTCTTAGAATATCCTCTAAAGGTTTCTTCATTAGAATATCTCTTCCACAAGTAGTTACAACGTATATCTTAGCTACTCCAGTTTCCTCGTCATATAGTTTTATAAAGTTCTCATTGAGTTCTACTATAACTTCTCCAACAATAGGGTTATCAACGTCAATATCTCCCATGGCTCTTAGCTTGTCATTGCGATCACTAACCATTTGCATGTTCTCTTCAGACTTTAGAAGTCCGGCCTTGGTTGCATAAAAGAGTTTAAGTGATTCTATAACCTCTTTGTCATAGTTCTTGTTAGCTATAACAGTGGCTAAAGGCTTGTAAATATGAGTATGAGTGATAATCTCAGCAGTCTCAATATCTGAAGGGTCTACAAACCTATCAATTAATATATCAATAGGATCAATTATCTCCAGGAATAACTTCCCCTCTTTAATGTTAAGCTTCTTCCAGCTACGTCCGTATAAAGCTACTTGCTTTTTATCTACTATATCCTTGATCTCCAAAGATGATTCTTTGTAAAACTCTTTCCAATAAGCATTAATATATATCTCCTTTTGCTTGTCATTGCTCTTGTCTTCAAACTTAATGTCTGGAGCGTCATCAATTTTAGCTACAATAGTTTTAACTGTCTCTTTCATCAAAGGTACATTAAAAGACTGCCTTTGAGTCAGTCTGTTTGTTTCCACCTTGTCTCTAAATAACTGGTAATTCTCTAACCAATCAGCATGTCTGCGCTCCTGGAAGTTGTAATTACCTGTTTTATAGGTATCTATCTTCTGTTTTAGTACCTCATCATTTATTTCTATAGCCATATATAAACTTAATTTTAAACAAAAGAGGTCACATATCCCCTAAATTAATAGGTTCAATGTGACCTCAGTTTTGCTGTTGGACACGATTTTCAAAGGTTTGCACGACCTTTGCTAATATAAAAAGTAAAGCGAAAACAATCTATTAACTTAATTATAGCAAGTTCTCGGGGGTTACGTCAAGTCCTCTGCTAAGAAATTGGCTGGTTTTAGTCTCTACACTGTACTAAACACGATCCTTGTTAGCCTTTTTAGTAATACTAATCCTGGAGAAACTCTTAGCCTCCCGGATTATTGTTATTATTTTTATCTCATTCTCAGATAGTCTCATATTACCAACCTACGCCACCATGCCCGTCTGGCCTTGGCTTAGTAGAACTTAATCCAAAGTTATTCTTAAGTAAATAGTTATAAATAGGGTATCTAAGAGCGTCCATCACATCATCATCAAGCTTAACCACTTCGTCTTTAGTCTCGTGATACCTGTAAGAATTAAATTCATCTAGGGCGAACTTACAATTATTGACAACCTTTAGTCTATTAGTCCTAATAAGTTTTCTAACTTCTTCTATCCCCAGTTTCACATTCTTATCCACAGGTTTTACAGGTATTTTGTGAAATCTCTTTAGCCTTTCTATCCTTTCAGGATCAGAGTGATCTGGGTATACTCCGCTCATAACCTTCCATTTCTTCTTTAAATCCAGTAATGCCTCAATTTGTTCTTCGTCCAACTTCTCAGCTTTACACCACTCATCTACCAAATAGAACACACCGTCATTATCTATCTTAATAACTGTTATTGTGGCCGGATGATTATAACCAAAGTCCATCCCATATATAGTATCTACCCAGACAGTATGTTTGGTTTCTTCTTCAAACTCGTCTTTTGTCATTATAGCTTCTGGTGGTAAATCATACACTAGCCCCTCAGGCTTGCTAAAACCACCCATATAACGTCTTGTGAACTCTTCAGGTGATAATCTCTTCTTCTCAGCTTCATAGTGCTTACGGGGGAAGTGGGGGTTCCTAATGCTTGCCCAACTAAAAACAGACAGATCTAAATCCGTCTTATTCTTCCATGGTTTATAAAAGTCTTCGTATAACCAACCTAGATTGTATGGTGTAGTAGTAATTAATATCTGGCCTTCGGTCATTGAAACTCTGGATCTAAGAATAG